AATCATTATATCAATCCAAACATAAATATTGTTATAATTAACAAACCAAAAATATCAGTATATGTATTCATTATTTTTTATCCGTGTCTTTCATCTTTTTAATTTCTAATTCACAATAATGAATTATTTTTTCAAGATCTTGTATTCCCGCTTTGTTTAAATAGCGACAAACATATTTAATAACACAGCCTTGAAAGAAACTCAAGTCGTTGTAGGATATGAATTCATAAGGTTGAATTTTAAATTTTTTATAATGTGATCCACCAATTTGTTTATCTTGTGGAAATGTGTCCTTGAAAATGTCTTTATGTGTCATAGTTTGTACTCATTTATTTTTAGGTTAGCTTTTAGTTTATATAGATTATTTCTAGCACGTGTTATTCCCACATACCAAACACGATGCTCTTCATCATGTTTTTCTGTGCTTTTCAACATAGCTTTTTTTATTTTATCTCCAATATCAAGACATAAAATTACGTTATCTTCCTCACCACCTTTACTAGCATGAATAGTAGATATCCATATTCTGGCAGGTTCATTTAAATTTTCTCCATTATCAATCATGTTTTTTACATAAAGTCTTTCAATCTCATTAGCTTCCTCAAATGCATTAAACCAATCAATTTCCTTATTCCATTTTTCACTACCTATAAATTCATTAATATCTTTGATGTTTTTTTCATCTAATATTTTACCCTGACACCAATAAGTATAATTCATTGCAGCTTTGTACATTCGAACTTTAAAACTTTTACCCTTTTTACTTTCAAAGTATAAATTTCTTTTTATTAATTCATCTTTAATTTTCATCAATCTAGATATGGTTCTAGTTAGAATTAACCATTTACCTGTTGTTAAATCTATTTGATCTAAATTATTTATATTCTCCGAATGACCTTGAAAATCTCTTGGATAATATTTCTTTTCTTTTCTATAACCGATGATTTTTTCAATAGGTAATTCCGATTGTTCCTGCACTGCCTTTGATATTCTTTTTGAATATTTTAATACCATTTCTTTTGCAGGTTCTTCTATAAATCTTTCCACATCTGCTCCAGCCCAGGCATAGATTGCTTGGTCATCATCACCCGCTAAATAAATATCATCTGCACATTCTTTTAACTTATCATATAATTGCCATTGCAAAGGAGATAGATCTTGAGCTTCATCTATAAATATAACTTTAAATTTTGGTAGTTCTTGTTTATTAATTAGATTCTTAATCATATCATTAAAATCTAATAACTTTCTTTTCTCTTTATAAACTTTTAAATTATCATCTATATGTTTTAATAGATGCCATTTAATTTCTTTACTGTTGTGTTCATTTCTATCAAACTCTTCTCTAATGCTTACGTCTCTATTCATAGCTTTACCAATCATTTGAAAATACGGACTATCACAATTTAAATAGCTAACTTCATCTTTATTATATTTATCGTAATATTTTACTTTAACATTTAATAGTTTTCCTAGTTCCTCATAATGAAAAGGTTGCATAATATCTTCTTCATTTAATGTTAGTTGGTGATAAGCAAATGAATGAAGTGTTTGAAAGTATGGAAGTTTCTTATCTTCTGCAGGCATTCTCTTTTTAGCTTCTCCTGCAGCTTTTTTAGTAAATGCAAAGTAACCAATTTTATGTAAAGGTGTACCAATTCTAACATAAGCTTTAGCTCTAGATATTAACTTATGGGTTTTACCTGTTCCCGGTGGTCCAAAAAATTTATATATCATTAAACAATATCCTCTTGATCTTCAATGGGTAAAATATCCTCTACGTCTTCATCTTCTTTTTCAAGAATATATAAAGGTATCATTGCACATCCACCCACTCCTGGAAAAGGTTTACTTGTTTTTTTATCCTTACCTGGAAATCTTTTCTTTTTATTAAACTCTGGTTTAGGTTGATCTTTAAATTCTTCTTTATCAAATAACTTTTCAATCATATGAGAAGTTCTAGAGGAATCTTTTCTCCATTCCCTTTCTTTTAAATAATTATAAAACTCATCGTAAACAAAATGTGCATACACCTCATCTTTAAAAACGTTTCCACTTTTAAATGAATGATAATTAGTTGCTTTTGAACCATTAATATAATTATTTAAATGTTTGTGTAAAATTTCATAAGGTCTGGTCCCTGGAGCCGGCTGCACTGTATCAATGTTAGCAAACAATGCTTTTATTATTTCAAAGAATTCCATTCCTTTAATGGGTGGAGGTGGAATATCCGCTTGTGCCATAATTAAACCACGCATTTCTTTTTGATCTTTTATTCTGTTTACATCTTTTGCATGGATTGGAATAGTTTCACCGTCATCTCTCTCAACTGTAAAATAGTATTCAGGATCCGGTTTAAAGTCTATCTTCTGTAAGTTACCTAATACAGGCCAACTTGCTTTAGATTCGCTAGCTATACCAAATTTTCTTTTTATACATTCCGATTTAACACAAACTATATTAATAGGATCTTGATGACAGGTATGTCCTGCAGTTGGTTTATCCCAACTCTTTATTTTTTGTTTAACATGATCATCAGTCCAGTTTTGATCAAATTTAAAATAGTTTCTAGCAGCTTCTAATACTTTAGTTTTCCAGTTGTCCGCATATTTTTTCTTAGCAAATACCATGTAGTTAAAAAGAAATCGGTCTCTATTGTCTGTCATAATTTCTTTTGTTAATATTCCTAAACAAGGAGGACCATCTTTAAATTCATCAGCTCCACCTTTTAATTCAACTTCAATAATTTTTTCTTTTATATTTCTTAACTGCTCTACTTTAACTTTATTTAATTCAACACATTTTAAAAATGTATCTAAATCCATTTCACTACCATCTGGATTTAATGCAACTCTTTCTACCTTATTAAAATATGGAAGATTTATGAAATTTCCATTCATCTGTTGTCCTTCAGTATTAGAACCTAGTTTAGTTTGCTTAGGAAATATTTCTGTTTTAATAGTTAGATTAAATAAAAATAATACCTGTTCTAAAAATTCTTTTATCTCTAAAGCTTTAACAGGCTTTTCTGTAAATACATATAAATGTAGTCCATTACTTTTTGATTTAATTGGTATTAAGGGTAATTCTTTTTGTTGTATAATATCTAAGTAAAATTTTATATCAAAGTTCTTATATATTTTAGGATCAATATCTACTGCACCAAAACTTGCATAACCATTGTCATCGCAGGGTTGAATTCCTATAGATTTTTTACCTTCTAAATGTTCTGAATAATCTTTATCAGTAATTGATTTACCTGCCCAACCATAATCACCTGGATTAAATTTTATTTTTCCCGTCTCTGGATCCTTGTAACCTTTTGAAATGTTACAAAAACCAAAGTCTCTTTGTAAACCCGTAAAATACTTTATAAATTCTTTCATTTCTATTCCTTATTTTTTTATTATATGGGCGTCCACAGTCTCCCGTTTCCGCCCATTCTTCGAAGTTATCCACTTAGTGAATTATACAATTTCCTCAGTTTGAGGTTGTGCTTTCTTCTCATACTCAGGTTTAACAGCACCCTTAGACACAGTTTTTTGTAGTTCCTGTGCCATTACGTATAAGTCAGCGTCCTCTTTCTTAGAAACATCTAATGCTCTGTTCATAGATGGTTTATAGACATGCCAGCTTTTACTTCCTGCAACTTTACCAAAAGTTTTTAAATTATAAACTGCGGCATATGCTGCGGGATTGTAAACACCTTTGTCATCTTTAAATCTAAGATTTTTAATCAACTGATTTAATTCTCTCGCTGGTGTTAAGTTAGAAGATCTCATAGTAATAACTGCTGGTCTAGGTTCATCCCCTAAAACAATTACATAAAAGTATGCAGTCTTTTCTATATAATTACCATTTGATAATCTATACTTACCATTTCTTTCTTCCTGTGCATCATCTGGAATAGATAGATGAGTTGTAACAGGCGGAGCTGCGGTATCTCCCATTTCTCCCCACTCAGGGTATCTAGTTTGTACGTGCGTAACTATAACATCCACACCTTTTTCACCATCAATCAATGAGTTTAAACCTTTAACATAAATCATACCTGGCTTTGAACCCTGTATAAATTTAGCATTAGTTGAGTTACACTCAGGTGATAGTTGATGTAAGATTTTTAAAATCGGTGTTGACATATCGTCCGATTTTATTTCTTCAGAACCTCTCCCAGAATCGCTTCTAAGATTGATTGTCGATAATGCACCTGCATTATCTTTTTTCGTCATAGCATTTGTATTTACCATCTTATATCTCCTTATTATTTATTATTTATTATTTATTTTTTATTTTTTATTTTTTAAATACGTCTGATTTCCATCAAACGTATTGAATAGTTCTTCAGGAACTTCTCTACCTTTTTCATTCCATTCCTTCATAACTACTTTGAGTGTCGATGGGTGAACTTTCTCCTCTTGGATAGGTTCATACCCATTCGACCTCGCAAGGCCAGCGTAATCGACAGCCTTGTTATCTTCGCCTTGACCAAAGGATACAGTAATATTATTTTTTACTATATCCCCCAAGCCATTGTCTCGAAGCCAGTGTATTGCCTCTGCTTTTTTATCAGCTTTCATTGAGGTAGCATAAATTTTTTTAACAGTTAACTCTGAACCATCTTTTAATTTTAAACTTTCTAAATTCATGTCATCCATTAATTTTGGAATTATAACACAACTAAAATGTTTTTCATCTTCCTTTAATTCTTTTATTTTATCTTCATAAGATAAAATTTCATTTTGAATGGATCTTAACTTTTCAACTTCTGTTGAAAGTTTATCGGGATCAACAGTGTTCGTTTGATCCGGTGCATCTTTACGCATATCTATTAACATACATTATTCCTATTGGTTATCTGTTTAACTTTCATAAATAGGATAATAATAACTTTTGACTAAATGTCAAGTCTAATTTTGAAAAATATTTATTTCTATAGGGTAATAAATTTTTTCTTGACGGTCCCATTTAAGTAATTTGTATTTGCCATTTGTCATATCTGAACAAACTGAACAAACAACTCCAATAATTGCTGGATCGCCTGAGAGTAGTAAATAATCATCAGTATTAAAATCTTTTAGAAGATTTCTAAGTTTTATAATTAAGGGACCTGGAGATAAAATAATTTGTGAATACATAGGAAGCAGTGACACTATGTCGCCATACTTTTGTGCACCCAATACATTGTATTTTGGCTGTCCTGTTTCTTTATCGACAGGTATCTCTTGTGTTAAATAAACTTTGCTCATTGACTTTTTATTTTAAATGATTATTATAGTTATTAGAAAGAAAAGTAAAGTATATATTATGGATATTAAAAACTATAGGTTTAAGACTAAACCATTTGATCATCAAATGGATGCATTAGAAGATTCTTGGGATAAAGAAAATTTTGCCTATTTCATGGAAATGGGAACTGGCAAATCTAAAGTATTATTGGATAATGCTGCTATTTTATATGATAAAGGCTTAATAAATGGACTATTAATAATAGCACCTAAAGGTGTTTATAAAAACTGGTATGATAATGAAATACCAACTCATTTACCTGATCATATAGAAAAGAAAGTTGTTCTTTGGAAAACATCAGATAAATCAAAAAAACAAAAAGAAATTTTAAATACAGTATTCCAAACAGGAACTGATTTTCATATTCTACTTATGAATGTAGAAACTTTTTCTACAGGTGATGGAACTGAGTTTGCTCAAAAATTTCTATCATGTCATAAATCAATGATTGCCATCGATGAGTCTACTACTATTAAAACTCCAACATCTAATAGAACTAAAAACATTTTAACATTAAGAGATAAAGCTAAATATAGAAGAATTTTAACCGGTTCTCCCGTTACTAAATCTCCATTAGATTTATTTTCTCAATGCTTATTCCTTGATCCTTGGCTCCTAGGTCATGATTCTTATTGGACGTTTAGATCAAGATATGCACAAATGAGAAAAATAGAAGTTAATGGTAGACGTGTAGAAATAGTTGTAGGATATATGAATCTTGGTGAACTATCGGATAATATAAAACCTTTTTCAAAAAGAATATTAAAAGAAGACTGTTTAGATTTACCTGAAAAAACTTTTGTAAAACATTATGTTGAACTTTCTGATGAGCAAAAGAAAGTTTATAAACAAATGAAACAAGAAGCTATAGCTTTTTTAGAGGGTAAAATGCAATCTACTGCAACGGTTATGACTCAATTAATGAGACTTCATCAAATTACCTGTGGACATTTTACTGCTGATGATGGCACTATAAAAGATTTACCTAGTAGTAGACTAACTGAACTAATGAGTATATTAGAAAATATTGAAGGTAAGACCATTATATGGTCTCACTATACTCATGATGTTAGAAGAATAATTGAAGCTATTAAAAAAGTATATGGAGAAGAATCTGTTGTTGATTATTACGGTGCAACAGACACTGATGCAAGATCTGCTAATATTAAAAAATTTCAAACAGATGATAAGTGTAGATTTTTTGTAGGTACTACTCATACAGGTGGTTATGGTATTACTTTAACTGCTGGAAGTAATATGGTTTATTTCTCTAACGGTTATGATCTTGAGAAACGTCAACAGTCTGAAGCTAGAATAGATCGTATTGGTCAAACTAAAAAAATGACTTACATTGATATTATGGCTCAAGATACAATTGATGAAAGAATTGTTAAAGCTCTACGTCAAAAAGTTAATATTGCAAATACAATTATGGACGAAGACTTTAGAGAATGGATTTAAAGAATTACAGAATAGGACAGAGAAATATTCCAAGGGACGGTGGTAGGTTCTTGGCAGCAATGTCGACGTTGGTTCGGTCTCTCTTGGTCCTAATTTGGTTCAACCGTTAAACCAACTACTACCACATATTTAATTATTATAGTCCCCACTATAATAGATCCCGATAGCGAACCATCAACCACCCAAAAAAAAATTATAATTTAGCTAATAACACTGAAATCATTCCACCCATACCTATAAGTAAAGCGCCAACGCAACTGATTAAAATTTTTTCAATTCTACCAATTTGTTTTTCCAATTTATTAATTTTTTCGTGTGTTTGTTTTTGCATTATTCGACAAAGTTTTTCGTGAGATTCTATTTTTTGTAAGGCTAAATTTTTAGATTTAAGCATTAGTAACCAGTTCTTCCCATTCCGCTTTTGTTTGAAAAACCATCTGAAGCTCCTTTGCTACCAGGACCTCCTCCGGTATTATCATTTCCACTAGGACCTGTAAAATTTCTTTCCGATCTAGGTCTATTCATAAAATCTTTTGAACCTGTAGCTGCTGCTATTTTTCTATTATTAAAATACTCAGCTAAAGTTTTTGATTTACCAAACATCGAATTTTGAATTTTATCATTGAGACTTCCTATACCTTGTGCACCTTTACTTAATAAACCAAAAATTGGATTACCTGTTATCATACCTATTAAAGAACTTAAACCAAATTTTCTTCCCATACTACTTAATGAGTCTTTTAATGGTTTTCTTTGACCTGGAAGATATTCTTGTTCCTCATCTTCTTCATTAGCAACACCATATGAAGTGTCAAAACCTAAAGGGACTTGATTATTTATTTGTGGAACTTGATTTGTCATTCCTACACCCCTATATCCTGAAACACCACCATATGAAGGAAGCATTGATGAATCTTGTTGATAATTATAAAGTTGATTTGTAGGATTATTTGGATCTTGCTCTCTTTGAAAAAATAATTGTCCAAAAGCGGGGTCATTTTCTAAAAAACTTTGTGAATTATTTGCATTGGCCGCTTGATTTTCTGCAATTATTTGACTTACTAGATCAGTGTTTTGTAATTTTTGATTATAAGCACCAGTATTTATAAAGGGTAATGCACCAGATGCACCAGTAATTCCAGTGTTATTAACTTGATTACTTTG